CGGAAGCCGCGCTCGCCTACATCTACCTGCTATGCGAGCATTACGCGGCGGGCAGCCTTGATCCAGACCCGAACCGGCTGGAGGAAATCGCACCAGGCACGGTGGCAAACTGGGATCGCATCGGGCGAAAGTTCACGGTCGGCCCGGACGGCAGATTGCGGAATCAGCGGTGCGAGGACATCCGAGAGCGGAGCATCGCGGAAGGCGACCGCCGCAGGCAGCAAGGGCGCAATGCAGCAGCACGGCGTTGGCAATCCACGAGCAATCCATCGGCAATGCTCGGGCAATGCTCCGGCAATGCTCCGGCAATGCCGAACGATGCCAACGATAACGAGAACGATAACGAGAACGATAACGAGAACGAAATCGATAACGAGAACCAGAACGAAATCAATCAAACACATTTGCTCAACGGCGATGCCGTCGAGCGTGATTCTGTTTCAGGCAATAGTGAAACGGGCCGGCGACGGAGATGGCAGCCGAGCGAGGCGGACTTCGAGGAGTTCTACCGGAGGTATCCCCGCCGGGTGGGTAGGGGTGCCGCGCGAAAGGCGTACATGAAGGCGGTCGCCGTCCTCGTGCAGCACCTTGACATCATCGAAGAGTACGGCCCCGAATACATGCTCAACGCACTGGATCGGTACACCAACGACCCCAGGACCAAGGCGCTGGAACCGCAGTTCATCCCGCACCCGGCGACCTGGCTCAATTCGCATAGGTTCATTGACGCGCTAGAGGACGAACCCGCAGGAGACACCCGATGACCGACGAGACAGCCGACGAGAAAATGCAGATCGTGCGCGAGACATTCAAGGCGATCAAATGGGCACGGCCAGAGGCCGGCGCGGACTACCGCCGGGCATGCGAGGCGTTCAGCGTGCTGTCGGTCGATGATGTCAAGGTCCGCGCCCGGTACCTGCTTGAACATGGCCGCGCACACAACCAGATCAACCATTGGCTACAGGCCATCAAGGACATGACCAACACCGTCCCGCAGGGCGATGTCACGGAACTGACCGACGAGAACCGCGAGGAGATATTCCGAATGTGGCCGAATCTCCGGTGCTACGCACACGAGGAACGCACGATGCAGGCGGCTTGGCGGAAACTCAAGGGAGCGCCACCTTTGACCAAGGCCGACCTGCCACGCATGGCCGAGCAGTTCCCGCACATCTACGGCAACGGCCAGCCCGGCGAGTTCAAGCCCAAGGTCCGGGTTAGCCTGTCCGATGGCTCGGAGGTCTGGATCGAACGCGATATCCACGAGGAACGCCAACGCATCCTGGAGGAATTGCAGGCTCAATCACGCGAAGCAATCGCCGCCGGCGTTGCACACGCCCGAGCATGCCAGGGCATCGGTGCGGAGCCGCTACCGTCCGATGTCGCCCAGTGGACCGACTTCACCCGCGGCATGGTCTGGGCCGCCATGCAGAAGCAGGGGGTGTTCCAGTGACAAATCATCAACCCGCAGATCCACCGACCGACGAAACATCACAAGTCCAGATTCCGTCCACGCAGAGCGAGTGCGCGAACCCGGTTGAGGCTGCGCTCTGGCGAGCCTTGCGCGAGGCTCGGCGTGAGCGTGACGAGGCCAGGCGGTGGTTTTGCCAGCGAGCGGAATGGCTAGACGGCGGCGACGGAACGCAAACCGCAAGTGAACATGGCTGGGACTGCTTCAAGGAGGACACCCAATGACCGACCACCGCGACGAACACGAACCGTATGGCATCACGCCGCAGGTCGAGCACGCCGAAATCGTGCCGTGGCTGCGGATGAACGCCGAACATGCCAGCCGCGCCAGCCATTCCGCGTGGCAGATGTTTGGGGCTGCTGCCAACGCTATCGAGCGCCTTACCACCGAGCGTGACGAGGCCAGGCGTTATGTGTGTGAATGCAGGGCAAGCGGCGGTTTCGATTCCCATGATGGACGGTGGTTTGCCGACGATGGGCGGCACATTCTTGCTCGTGAATACGCCGCAGAGCGTGGATGGGACTGCTTCCGAGATACGATTGCCGAGGGGGATAAAGGGGGCATTGCGCCATGATCGTGCGGCTGACATTCGAAGAGGTGCATGCGGCATCCATCGCCGGCCTGCGGAGGGAACTCAAGAACTACTGGGAGGGCGTGCCCGACCTGTCGCCACCCAAGCAGGGCGAGCGGGATGGGTTCTCCCAACAGATATTCGGGGCCATCGCGGAACTCGCGGTATGCAAAGCCCTAGACCGCCATTGGTCGGGCCTGGTCGATTCATCGCGGACCAAGGCACCGGACATCGGGAACGAGATTGACGCACGCTACAACGCCAACGGCAGGGCATTCGTGAAGGCACGCGATGAGGATGGCCGGCGAATCGTGTTCGTTACGGGATCGATGAGGGAACTGCACCTGTACGGCTGGATCGCCGCCGAGGACGCGAAACGCAGCGAATGGCTCGCCTACGAGGGTGCCGGGTACTACATCGTCCCCGCAGATCACCTGCACCCAATCGAAACCCTAGAGGGAGCGCCAGCATGATCGACCCGATGCAGGACATCGTGCCCATCCTCCTGAACCGAGCCAACAATTTCGGGCGGCCATGCTCGGACCTGCTGCGGCAGGCCGCGGAAATAATCCAGATCCTCCAGCACCACGCGAGGTACGGACGCTGGCCCGAGGAACCGCCGCCCGTAAGTGACGATTCCGCCGGCATGCTGGAGTAGCATCCGGCCATGACCCTACCCTCCGAGCGATTCGCGGCCATTGCCAAGACCAGGCATTTCCTCGCGGCCCTGCTGGATGCCAAGCGCACGCCGAGCGTGCCGAAGCCCATCCGCGACGAGGCCAGCAGGTGTCTCAAGCATTTCCCCACCGCCTTCGACATGGAGGAAGCGATATCCGGCCTGCGGCTAGCAGCGGAGGTATTTACCGCAGTTGAACCGTTCACGCGCACACGGAGGAAGCGGAACGGCTAGACTGCGGTTGAGTTTGGGTGTGGGATCGTGCCACGGACGGCACGAATCCCTTGTTCCGAACATCCGTCGGAGGCAGGATGCACGCATGGAAGCGCTGCATGTCACGGTAGCCATCCCGCCGCGCTCCCTCTCCGTGAACTCCCGCGTGCATTGGGGCGTGCGGGCCAAGGCCACCAAGAATGCCCGCGTCGAATCCTGGGCACAATGCCAGATAGCCATGCACGAACAAGGCGTGAAGGGCGGCTGGAAGGGGGCCAAGTGCCAGGCGACATGGTTCGCACGCGACAGCCGCCGACGCGACCGGGACAATCTGCTCGGCATGCTCAAGGCGACATTCGACGGCCTGGTCGATGGCGGCCTGCTGATCGACGATGCCGGGATCATCCACTACCCGCTGGTGCTGGCAGTCGATTCCAAGCGGCCCCGCGTAGAACTCCAGTTGAAGGAAACCGATGGCACGGCGCGCCAAGAACCGCTCCTCTAACGGCGAGATAATCGCCCCGCCGGCCCGCCAGCGCCTGCCCGACAGGCCGCGACGCTGGAGCGTGGAACACCACGGTCGCAATGTCCACGCCGTCAAGATCGCCCGCCCGAACTGCCGGGACTTCAGCCAGTGGATTCTCCTGATCGCGGACAACCACATCGACTCGACGGCGGCCCGGAATGACATCCTCACCCGCCTGCTGGCCGAGGCCGTGCAACGGGATGCCGTAGTGATCGGGGTAGGTGACCAACTCGACCTAATGCAGGGCGTTGCGGACAAGCGGGGCAGCAAGGCGGCTTTGCGTTCGACGCTGCTATCGGACAACTACTTCGACCGGGTAATCGACCAGGCGGCGGACCTGCTCGCTCCATACGCCAGCCACATTGCGGTCTTGGCCGACGGAAATCACGAGACAGCATGGAGGCGGCATCACGAGACTTGCCCCACCACGAACCTGGTCCGGGCGATCAAAGACCGGGCACACTCGCCCATCGGGGCCGGCGGCTACGGCGGCTGGATCGTGTTCCAGATCAAGTTGGGCAACCTGAACATGACCTATCGCGTGCGCTACCAACACGGCACCGGGGGCGGCAACTCGCCCATGACCATGGGCCTCTTGGATGCGCGGCGCATGTATTCGTGGATTGAGGGCGCTGACTCCATCATCATCAGCCACAACCACGCGAGCAATGTCGCCGGCATCGCACGCGAATACCTGTCCACGCAGAACGGCATCTACAAGGTCGAAACGAGGTACGCCGATTTCATCCGGGTTGGAACCACCAAGGCCGCGTGGGAGAAGTCAATGGGCGCAGCGGGGTGGGAAGTGGAGAAGGGGTTTGGGCCAAGCCCCATCCGGCAGAAATGGGTTCGCCTGTACCTGCAATGGGAAACAAGCACCGGGCACGGCAAGCCCAAGATCGCATGGGATGTCCATGATGCGCAGTGAGGCCCGGCTAACGATCAATGGCCGCAAGTGGCGTATCCGCCTGCTGCCGGCCCGGTCGCTGCCCCGCGGCGTGCTAGGCGACTGCGACGCTCCACCAGGGCCGCACCCCACGATCCGCGTCCGTAGATCGCAAAGCCAGCGGATGCTCACGGATACGCTCGTCCACGAAGTGTTGCACGCCAGCCTGCCGCAACTTTCGGAAGAGGCTGTCGCACAGGCCGCCACAGACATAGCCCGCGCACTTATCTCTTTGGGCTGGCGTAGGCGGTCGCTACCATCCCCGCAGGTATCCAAATGACCGAGATGACCGAAACCAGGTTGGGCCGAGCGGTGAACTTCCAGACGCTCCTGCAAGGCGTGCAGACCGTGGTGCTTCTGGGTTCCATCGCCGGCGTGTTCCTCATCATCGGGCGACGGGATGCCACGCTAGATAACCAGGGCGAACGCATCCGCGAACTCGCCACCATCACAGCCGACCTCGCGAAGGCGATCAGCAGCCTGTCCGCGAATGACAGAGAGTACGGGGCGAGGCTCGACGGCATCGCCCGCCGCATCGACCAACTGGAAAGGAAGCCCTAATGCCTAACTCATTCATTTCTACGGAGCAGCCCCAGAACCGCAAGGCGCTCGTAACTATCAGTGCTACCTCGTACCCCGCCGCATCGCCCACGCTCACCGAGCCAGCCAGCAGCGGCATGTCCGCCGTGATCTACGGCAAGGGCACGGTGTACCCGAGCCTGCTGAAGGTGGTTCCGTTCCACGAACTCAACAATGCCACGAGCCTTGGCGTTCGTGTGATCGGCTGGAACCGCTACAAGGACACCGGCGGCTTCCTCTGGGTTCCCACGCTGCTGGCCGATGTCACCCCCGCATACAACGCAACGGGCGGCAGCATTCCAAGCGTCGCAGTCGATGGTACGACCTCCTATTTCTTCTCCAACCTGACGGTTGCGGGAGGCGTGCCCACCGTGAATCTCTACACCCCAGGCACGGGTGCGGCTGCTGGAACGCCGCCTGCCCATTTCCTCGTTGATACGGTTGGATGCGAGATGGTCATGCTCCAGTTCAAGAGCAGCGGCAGCAGCGACATGGGCGCGCTCTGGTACACGATCTGACCGATGCGAACGCGACCCATTGACCTACCCCGGCGGATTCGTCGGCCCGGCATGTTCGCAGGCGGCGACGGCTCCACGCTCTCGCTGGACTTCACGGCGATGAGCGGGTTGGACTCGCGGTTCACCTTCACGCGGTCCAGCACGGCGACTTTCATCAACTCCGCAGGGTTGGTGCAGTACGCGGACTCCAATCTGTTGTTGCGCAGCAACGACTTCTCCACGAACTGGACTACAGTAAGGTCAACGGTAACTGGAAATCAAACAGATCCAGAAGGCGGTACGACCGCGTGGGAGATTACGGCGGATACCTCCGCCAACACGCATAGGATGTATCAGCAAAGCATCAGTACTTCGCAAATGGCTGCGTCGCATGTCACTTTTTCTGTAACGGCAAAATCAGGAACCAGCGACTATTTCTACATCGGCGTTGGAAATCAAAACGAATCGCGTGTCGCGAGGCAGATTTTCGATTTGAGCAACGGAACTTTGGGTTCTCCTGCTTTCAACGGTGGTGGAAACGCACCAACAATCGAATCTGCAACCGCTACTTCTTTGGGCAACGGCTGGTGGCGGTTGGTGGTGGTGATTACGGCATTCAAGTACATTGACGCTAACGACAACAACTACGCGGTATGGATCGGAGTCACGGACAATTCTTCGTCCCTCACAACGGCTGCTAGTAGCGGTGCGTCGGCTTACTTCCTGCGTGCCCAACTCTCCGCTGGCCCGACTGAGCGACCCTACTACGAAACCACGACTTCGCAGTACCAAGCCCCACGCTTCGACCACGACCCCACCACGCTCGCACCTCGCGGGCTGCTGCTGGAGGGCAGTGCGACGAATCTGCTGACCTATAGCGAATCGTTCGACGCTGCTGCGTGGACGGATACAAGCATCACGCGGGCTACGGGCAACGCCGACCCGGCTGGAGGCGCGACTGCGGTTCGATTCACCGCATCATCTGGCAACGCGACGGTGATTCGTGCTGCGGCCATCGGCACAACGGCATCGCGAACCTTCAGCATCTTCCTGCGCCGCGTGACGGGCACGGGCAACATTGACTACACGCTTGACAACGGCTCGACCTACACCACGCAGGCGATCACGGGTTCGTGGGTGAGATACACATTCACCGCGACATCCGCGAACCACCAGGTCGGCATCCGCATCGTGACGAGCGGCGATGCCATCGAAATGTGGGGCGCACAACTCGAAGTCGGCTCCGGTGCCTCCTCCTACATCCCCACGGGTTCAGGCACTGTGCAGCGGGCGGCGGATTTTGCTGAGTTCCCGTTTGATGCTGCGACCTACGGCTACAGCGGGGAACCGAATCACACATTTGCGTTGGGCTGGAACATCGGAGCAAACGCAGCAAGTGGATTCCCCGGCCTGTTTGAAATCCGAGATGCGGGAACTAATCGTTGCCACGCATTCACTACGGGTTCCGGTGCCAC